CAGCCATGGTTCAAGCTGCTCATGGCCAACTGTTGTCTGACTGGACGGAGTGGAAAACCAAGGTCACGTCTTCAAGGCCGTCGACAAGCAAGCCAAGGTGCTAGTGGAGCAATGGGAAAAAGACGAAAGGGAGCAGAAGGCTGCGATGCTTGCCGCAAAGGCTCAGGAGCTTTTCCCGCAGTCCACAGTTGTTCCGGTGCCAGATGCTCCAGTGCCAAGCGTGATGATCATCACGGAAAGCTCCTGCCAGTGCCTCCGACGAGGTGAAGGCACTGGGAGGAGAACTGCGCATCACCTATCAGCTTGACTGACTCCCGACACTTTCTCCCGAAGCATCAACCACTGTAATCTTTTCTTCAGAATGGTAAACTAGCCATCCATCAATTGCCTTCAAGATGGAGCAATAAGCGGCTTCGCTGGCATCCTCCCCGACGCCATCAGTTCAGACAGTGCCTCAGCAATCGCTTCTTCCTGGGCTTTTTCGTGGCTGTATGGGCTGATCATAATAGTTGACAAGCAAGCCACACGATACAAGCTCCCTCCATCCAATTAGCCCCGTAGCATTCTCGGAAGAGCTGCATTGCACTGTCAAAGCCAGCACATCACTCGTTCCATCAACTTCGCGCCCCAAGCTCAAGGCCAAGGATTGTCAGGACCAAAGTGCCACGTCAGATCGAGGATGCCACCAATCCGCCTCCAACAATTGTGCCACCACTAACCGTGCCGCTGCTCATCACTTCCACATTGCCTCGGCCATTGTCAGCAGCAATCCACGATCCACTAATGGTTGGATCGAGCCGCAGGCGCCATTGAGCCACAACATTTGAGGCTGGATTACCTCCAATACTCACATCCACTTGTGCGGGCATAATCACATTGTCAGTGCGGCCACTGGCCATTCGAATGGCAGCGACAAGTGTTTCACTGGTAATGGAAGCAAAAGAGCCGGCTCCTCTTCCGCCAAGATAAATGGCCCCTGCCGGCTGATAACCGCCTTCGCTAATGACTGTTGAGCAAACTTGCGTTAGCGCAGCATTGGAAGCAATGGAGGAAGAATTGTAAATGCGATAAGAAACCGGCAGAATGGCCGAGCTCATATAAACTGCATCAACGGCATTGGCATGATTGAACTCATGGCAATAGCGAATTTCCCCGTCAATAACAAAACCTGCTCTCACGCGCGCCACGCCAAGCCATTCCAAGTCGGCAACAAAAATGTTGGCCTTAGCGAAATTGAGAGCAGAGAAGGTGTCGATGTTCCATGCAGATTGATTGACGACAGTCTCCTGCATGCTTCCGCTTGCCGAACTGCGAATGACCAGTTGGATGGTGGTTCCGCTTGCTCTCAAGATGATGCCATTGTTGCCATCAAAGTATCCCACCTCCTGCACCAAGCCCGCAATGGGAGTGTTGCCAACAAAGCTGGCAAAAATCAGAAGGCTCTTTCCTGGCTGGCAAGGAGATAGCGTTTGCTTCTGCGAAGTGCCGTATCACCAGAGGCGGTGGTAGTTCTAAGCTCTGCAGAGCTTTCGTAAGGAAGAAAGCTTACACTGCTACTACCAACCAACTGTTCCGCCCATAGGTCAGTGCGCTTTGAATGGCGCATCATACTTTCGAAAAGCGTATAGGGGCTGGCTGAAACGCTGCCGGGCAAAGGCATCAAAAAGCCCACTATCAGGCCCGCTTTGCAATAATTGCCCGCGATGATCTGCCTCTATATGAGTTTCAAACTGCTCGCCATTACGAACGACTTGCCCCATGATCAACGACTTTATTTCCTTCCATTGAGTCCTCCTTGCAATGGGCTTCGCCATACTCCTCCGCCAATGCACTGAAGGCATCGACAATGTTTTGGGGAGCAAAGCCACAGCCCAGTGCAAATTGATAAAACTGTCTAGTCAAGCCAGTTGCATTCACTCCATTGCATTGATGAATGATTTCGTGATAGGCGGCAACGTCTGCTGGAGCGCCATCATCAGTGAAACGATGGGAAAAGGAATAAGAATCGACGAAAGCCATGGCACGAAAAAGGCCAGCCCAAAGGCTAGCCTCTCTTGAAGCCTGTGTCAATCAGGCTTTGCCTTGCCCCCTCGAAAGCTTCCTCCCGTGACTCGGCTTGCTATCGGGTCCATCCCCTGTCTAGTGCCCTTGGGGCGAGAGATGATAATGCGTTTGGTGCTTGAGGCTCCTGCTTTGCTTTTAACTGCCACGGAAGAAAGGCGAAAGACCTAGCTTAACCTTGCCAAGGCAAGCCTGCTGCTTTTGTGGGCGTGCGTTGTTCGTCAATTTGAGCCTGGAGGGCGGCCTCAACTTCCGCCACTTTCTCCTCCGTAAGCTTGTCCTTCACCCATTGCACGACGATTTCTTCCGTGAGCTGGTTGAAAGGAATCATCTCGTCGTCTTCGGGACGCTCAAGACTGAAGGAACCATAGGCACTGCTGGAATAGGTGCCGTCATCGGCGCTGATAGTGTAATGAGCAGTGAAGACAGAAACCATCAGAGGTTTCGCGCTCAAGATTGGCGATGGCCCAAGTGAAAACAGTTGCCATGGATAAAAAACGGATGGCTGCAATGAGTCTACATTATATATGTACGGCGCATGCGTAGACTTCACGGCTGCAATGTCTATTGGCAATCACGCAAATACCCTCCGAGGCCGCTTAGGTTCCACCACATACTGCTCCCAGGCTTCCGGCAACTCACCGATCATGTTGACGTGCCAGCCGGGTAGTGCGGTGGGTGGTGTGAGCACCTCGCCGGTGTCGTGGTCGTAGGTGCCGCCTTCGACGATGATGCCCACCACGTCGATTGCGTGGGTGTGGCTGGCGGTGAGCACCGTCGTGGCGCCGTCCTCATCGGTGGTGGTGAAGCCAGCAGCGGTCAGGGCGGCCATGCCGGTGGCTTCAGAGGGGAAGCGGAGGTAGGTGGTTGTCATCGGGGGTGATGGCCTGCAGGGTGGTGTTGGCAGGCGTCGGGCCAGTAGGTGAGGCGGCGGATGGTGCCATTAAACGCAAACGTGCTTGATCCACCCAAAGCGTGAAGTCGAAGACGATCAGCAGTTGGAATGGTTGCACTTGTATCTGACCCAGGCGAAGTCCCGTTAAAGGACGCGCCGATATTGTTTATTGCATACGATATCGCACCAGCAGACTGTGACCCCACAGAAACTAGTCCCTAGTAATCGATGCTTGAGTAACGCCACCATTATCTATGCGAGCAAACCTATTGCCAGCAGAATCAAAGCCAAATCCAATAAAGTTGTTTGTTGTCCCATCATCTATTGACAACGGATAACTTGTTCTCAGTCCGATAGGCAAAAATGCCTGAAACACCGTCCCCCTCATCCTGCCGATACCAGGAGCTGAACGCAGTGCCACTGATGCTGGCCACGTCTGCGCTGCGGGTGGCGGCGGCTGTCGTGGTGGGGATGTAGCTGGTGGGAAACGCTCCGGCTTCTGCGTCGGGCGCCCCAGATTAGGACGGTGCCGGTGCCGGTGCCGATGTTAGGTGGTTCCACGATTCATTGGACGAATTTGGATATTACCGCTAGCCGTTGCCGTCCGCAGTGGCAACCAATGCTATTCGACGCCAACGATCAGGATATAAGGTTAGCGATGCCGGCAGTTGAGTTTATGGAATGTACCGATAGCCGCGCCTGTTGTCAGATTCACACGGTTAATAAAGAACAGCGCCAAAGCGGCGCTTGGCGTCGAAATGCCACCTTCCGTTAAAGTGCCCGCTTTCATCCAAATGCTGAACGCATAAGTAGTTCCAGACGTAAACGAAATGCTCTGTTGAAGGTTATGCGCTTGAGCCGGTGTAACATCGCTGAATCCTTTAACTCCCATGCAGTATTTGTACCATCAGGAGCGGTGCCAGATGCCGCCGTCTGACTGCTATTACTGTTTACCCGAATCCCGGATCGAACCCGTTGCTTTGCAGCAGCAGATTGCTACGGCTTTCTTCCACCAGCAGGCCCAGGCTTCTCGCCCGTCGTTGGGTTGTGGTCGAAGCGGGGGGCAGAGTTGATCGTGCTGGTGGTGGGGACGCATCTGCTGCCCACAGTAGATGACTGCTCTACTTGGGCGCCCCCAGATAATCATGGTCGCGAGCCTCGGCGGGATTGTAGAGTTACGCACCGAAAACATTACCAGACAGCGGCGCCAGTAAACCGCAACAGGCAACAGCGCTGCCACTGCGTAGTTGCAACTTGCTCAGACGAGAACAAGCCACTCGTCCCGTCTGTAACACTTTAGGCGAAACTCTTTTGTGCCAGAAGACGCTTTTGCCCAAACGGAAAATACGTAAGGTGCCGATGCTAACGCTGACCGCCTGATAACAAGGCCCTCTGCTGTTTGCAAGGCGCCCAGGTAAGCGTGTCGGCGGTCAGCGTTCCATTTTGGCGCCAATTCAGAGTTGGCCGCAATCGTCGCGCTGGTTTCCGACCAGCTCGCCGCATTATCAAACTCCTCATCTCCGACAAGCCGGCACCGTCGGTCGTTGCCGTCTGATCACCCTGGCTGTCAGCACGTGCGTCCCAGAGCTCGGCGGCGGGCGAAGGTGACCAGCGGTTGCCCCGTCACTGCATCCACCAGCGCTACTTGTTGGTCGGCAAACCGCAGGTCCAAGTGCATGGCACCCGCACGGGCACGACGCCATAGAGCTCGTTCCTGACCCATGGGCCAGCCAGCACGCCAGCCTGTCAGTGACGGCAGGCCTGGTAGCGCTGCAACTGGTGCCGACTGCCCAGAGACGAGCCTTTCCAGCGCCTGGCGACATCCGGAAGGAGTACCAGCCAGGCGCCGGGGTACAAGCTGCCTTCCGGTTTCCAGCTCGGCGTACAGCGTTGCGCCTTACTAGCCGCCAGCTTGATCAGTCGCCCTGGGTAGTCGGTCTGGGTGTCGAGGCTACTGCCAAAATCCACAGGTGCTGCCAAGTCCACAAGAGCCCACGCAGCGAGCGCGTTGCACCGCTGACCAGATCAAACACAGCATCGTCAGCAACGGCAGTAGGGCTGGCGCTGTCGAAATGCAGCCTGATGCACCCATACCGCTGATCACTGTACTGTCCGAAAAGAGCACAACGACACCGACTGCACCAGCACATAACGACCGCTGGGGCCGATGTTGCTGAGCGTGATGATGGCGCTGCCGCTGGTGTCGCCAACCACATCACCAGCCGTATAGGCGGTGGTATTGCTCGGGCGGGTAAAGAGTGACAGACGAGCGATACAGTCCTGCCGTCAACAGTGAGGCTGCCGGAAGCGTCACTAACCGGCTGCGCTACGACTCCAGAACCATCCACCAGTAGTCTAGCGCTGGCGACAGCGAGGAGCGCCGCGGATACGAGCCAGCAACGTCGTCCAGTTCTGCAGGTGCCACGCTTCACCAGGGCAATCAGACTGAATGTGCCGGTATCACTGCTTGCTGCGGCATCACTCTGGAGCCCCTAGCCGGCATCAGATGTTGCTCAATGACCCCTCAATGCCATCAACATGGCCAATAATCGCACTCCGTTGTCTCGCGGCGGTAGCGGCACCAGACGGCAGAGGCAGAACGCGATGCAGTGATCTCGCCACATCAGACGCCCCATCGCCTCGTAAACAATCAGCATACCGATCCGTGTTGCTATGGCCGCTAGTCGTCGCCGCAAGCGTCAGTGTAGGAGAGCTATATGTGCCAGACAGAGACTGACCCAGCTCTGTGGCTGGAAGTATAAAACGCCACGAGCGACGTTGGTTACGTGCACCGACATCGCGAATATCAGCGGGAACCACCCCCTGGAAATGTGATAGTCTCTGGCCGAAGCATTAAAACGATAAAAAGAGGACGAGAGTGGATACTTCATGATGATTAACCAAGGGCAATGGAAAGGCCGGCTGCTAGGCCGATTGACGCCTATATCACTCCAAGTGACATCGTAATCAGCGCCTGATTGTTTTGTAAGTGCTTGTCCAGCAATTCCCCTGCGGCCACGCCAGGATAGCGTCCACTGGTCCCTGTACGCCGGGCACGGCAATGTTCACTTCAGTCTCGGCCGGAGCCGTTAACGCAATTTGCGTATCTTCGCTGATCAATGATTGCAATTTGTACGTCCGCCATTGGTCAGTTCCGCGAATCAGGTGCGATTGGACAGTGGCTACTCCCGTGAGCCAGTAGGAAGGCGTTCCCCAGACCGCCGAAGTAAGGCTTCACATCGTCGCTATAGCGCCCAGACGCCAGTTTCCCCAGACGAACACGCCGGGAGCCATGGACATTTGAAAACAGACGAAGGGGCAAGTCAACTCCAGAGCAAACAAACGTGGCCACTCGCGCATTATCAAGAATGCCAGTCACATCAGCGTTACTAACTGGTAAATCGCCGCTCAGTTGACTGGCTTTGCCAGGTAAAATGTGCCACTGGCCGTATTGTCAATGGCAATGCCACTCCCACTAACAGTGTGCCACGCCACTGGGAACTGATCGGCAGTGAGCCCGCTTGCAATGACGTCAGTAAACGGTATTGAGGGCTAAGTCCGCAAGGAACAACTGTCCCCGCTTGGCTGGGCAAGACTGAATCACCGAAGGGGAACGTTAATCCGCTTGTGGCTTTGCGCTGTAAACACCACTGGATCGTTAACTGCGAGTTTATGGCAGTTAGCTGTGAAATAGGCCGCAGAGCCTGCCGCTTGGAACAACGCCACTGAAGCGTTCGGCGCTGTTCCTGCCGACTCGCAAAGTATGCCTTCCATGTGGCATTTTGCAAGATGGTGGCGACACTCGTTAAGTGGCTGGATAAATCATTCCACCTTGCGAGACGCTTTGTCCTTCCATCATAATGCTAAACACGATTGTCTCACGGGCTAACTGCCGGCAATGTGGCGCCCTCCTATTGTTTTTAATCAGGGCTTTTCGGCAAACCGTAAGGCGAGGTGGACAACGCTGCTCTCCTTCTGCGCCACCAGATCGGCTTCATGCGCCTTACAGCAAGCGCATCGACACGCAGGGCACGCAGTAGCTGCCGTCTTCGTAGGTGCAAGTGACGTGCGTTGAAGTCACCTTTGCGACGGTCTTGCTGCGAATGATGTCGTCATCCTGTGGCTTGGCGGTGCCATCACCGGCGGACATCAGCAGATCGCCACGCTGGACGGTGACTCCTTCTGCAATGCGGATGATGAAGTCACCAGTCATTGCACAGTAGAAGTCGTCGGTGTAGGTATCATCGTCATCGTCCCAGGCTTGGAAGACGCCGGAGACATTCGGATCACCCTCAACGTCACTCACCTTCATGCGGTTGAGCTGTTCGTTGTCTTCATCGACCCAGCCGCACATCTCGTCAATGTTGGAAAGGACGGTGCCGCGCAAGATTTCGTGTGCGTTCTGCGCCACCAGGAAGTTGAGACCAGCGGCTTAGGTGCGCACCGTTGTAGCTGACGGTGGTGCCAGAAACAAGAATGCTTCCTCCACCTGACGCCATCCTGCCTGAAGACAACCAATCCGCCATCATTTGTATTTCTTCCTACGAAATAATCCGATATCTCCGCTCCGGGTAAATGCTGCGGAACCTACACTGTTCGCTCGTGAACCAGCTACATTTATATCGGTGCTAACCTTTCCTACAAGTAGATAACCATCTGACGTTATACGCGCTCTGCTCCGTCGGAGAAGCGCCATTCGCCGTAGTGCTGAACGCTCAGGCGGCCAGGCATATCGTTAGCGCCCGGGGTAACCGTCTGACTGCGGCGGTAATAGAAGCTGCGGAAACAAGTTCAGATCCATCAGCACCCATAAAGCTGATTTCACCAAGTTCGTCGTCGCCAGACACAACTTGATACGCAGCGCCATCTGGTTTTCCAAGCGAAAACTGTGGCCCAGGAATTCATTTGCACTTGTTCGCGTAATACTTGCTCTTGTGTTACCTGACGTTTCTATTTGGAATATGAGGATCTGTTCCGCGCCAAAATTCGCCCAATTACTACGACTCGTGGACGCGCACCACAAGAGCCTGCCGGAGCTATCTACAAAGAACCTTCCCGCGCCATTAGTCGCAAGGGCGTACATTATTCGCGGCAGGGACAGCATAAATGCCATTCGTTGGAACATGTGACTGCTTGTCGGGATGAAAGCTTGCCGCAGTGCCAGTGCCAGTGGTAACAACATTTTGACTGGCCAGAAATCAGGGCTGATCTTGGTGCCGGCAATAGCAGCACTTGCCACTCACGCTCGGCATTGACGATCTGCCCCGTCAACAATCTTTGCAGAAGTGACCGTATTGTCGGCAATGGCACCAGCGGCGCCAGAGAGCGTTGCCGTGATGACATTGGCAGAGAAATTGCCGCTTGCGTCCCTTGCGACAATAGCGTTTGCAGTGTTAGCGCTGGTGGCGGTAGTGGCGCTATTGCTTACTTTTCCTGCCGTAGAGTGGTGGCAAGTTTGGTGTCGGCAATGGAGGGCAGAGGCGTTGATGTCGGCATCGACAATCGTGCCATCCGCGATCATCGTGCTCGTGACAGTGCCAGAGTCTCCTGTGGTAACAACGGAGCCAGTACGTATTCGGAAAAGTGATGGTTCTATCGGCCGTTGGATTGGCCACGGCAATTGTGGTTTCAAAACTATCGTCACTACTGCCTTCAAACACTAAACTCCAGAAGGAGCAATCAGCAGTTCGCCAGTAATAGATCCTCCGCTTTTGGGCGGCGCGCGGCATTGGCAAGATCGTAAGCGGCCTTGCACGGCAGTTGCGGAAGCAATGGTAGTGGAGCTAAGTGGTGCTCTCGTGCTATCACTAACCTTGCTTTGCAGTCCAGAAGGCGTCACCACGCGAACTTGGTCGGTGCCCGCCTGCACTTCCGCGCTCATCGCCAGTCTGACCATGCAGCCAGCGGCAGATAATGAAGTGCCTGAAGGAAGTGCAGACTGACAAAAGCGGAACCGCCGCAGTAGTTCAAGCCATGAATGGTCTGAAAACGATCATCCACCGACCAATTCGCCCGCGCTATTTCCCTGCGCTACCAAGCGGGAGAGACGATCGGAGAAGCGCTAGTGTCACAACACGAACCGGCCCCACCTTGACAATTGTCCCTGCACTATCCTCGAAAAACAATCCAGGCGTTTCAGTAAGCCGTGTTAATGGCAGGCTGTCCGTCTGCAAGGCCAGATGCAGTAGGACGCTTATCTGGCCAGTAGAGGAACTGAAGTATGTCGAAGAGTGGAATGCCATGAGAAGATCTCGGAACGCTCTACTGGAGGAGCAACGATGTTCGCATTCTAAGACGGTAATCGTACTCGCCTTCGTCTTATTTCCGCCTCGCTATCGTTGAGTAAGCTTGTCAACGTCTTCCCATGTGGTGTAATAGAAAGCACTTGCGGTTTTCACTAGCACCGTGTGCGGGCTGGCGCGTATGGAAAGGCACTCTTCCTTGCCGAATAACGCCACGCGCCCCGGAACATAAGCCATCTACCTATTCCGATTGCTAAAAAAATCAGTCGGTGCCATGGTACCACTCGTTCCAATGGACATAATGCCGGTTCCAGATGCCACTACAACCTCTGTTGAGGCTCGAACAATACCGGCAGTAGCTGGCGGTGGCAACTTGGACCTTAGGCCAACACCGACGCATCGAGGTCCTCTCGGCCAGCAATGCCTGACGCCGCCGGCACCAGTGACGCCCCAGCGACCAACACATCTTGGTCGCCAATGCCGGCTACTGGCACTGCTCAAGTTAACCTTTGTCCAATTCGCGCCGATTCCCTGAGAAAGCACCCAGTTGCCCACGGAAAGCGCCTCGGTAGGCGCCGGAGCGGTGCCTGTCCCCGAGGCTGTGACAATCAAATAGACGCCATTGTTGCTTGCATTCGGCGCGGAAAGCGCTTGTCCAACTGTTAGGCCAGCTTCAATACGCGTAACTATTGATACTGGAAACTGTATTCCCAGAGGCGTTGTAAGCGCCACCAAATCGAAGATTGATTTGAGTGGGGCTGCCATAACCAAGATTGAGCCAATAACCATTGGGCTGTGGCGTCACTCTCGCCCACCCAGATATAGGCCGAGCGATCATTGGGATTGATCGACCATTGTCCGCCAAACTCGGGCGTCGGAGCGCTTTCGCTTACCTGTGCAATTCCATAATCTGCTAATTGCTGAGCAGTGACGCTATTTGGCGCCGAAGAAGGAGCTGACTGAAAGAGCCAGTGGTGATCTTGCTGGCATCAAGACTGAGGAATGTCTGATGCTTGTAGGGCGGCTTGTGCCGATACAATATGACCTTGTGAGTCGATGGTGACGGCGCGCCGTATAAGTGCCTGCCCACCGCAGAATCGAGAGTCGGTTAAGCGTTGCCATTGCCGGTGACCGCCAAGCCAGCCCCTGGAATCATTGCACCTCGCGCAGAGACGGTTGCAATGGGCAGGTCAGAGGCAGTGAGAGCCCTGAACGAGAGGTGCAGTGGCGCTGCCTGATGCAGGACCAGCAAACACTGCATTGGCCGTTTGGCTATCAAGCGAAGAAGTGATGGTTGCCGAGAATTGATCGGGATAGGCAACGCTAAACGCAAAGTGGTGTTGAATCAGAAAATGCAATGGAAGTAATGCCCGCAGCTCGCGACCAAGCACTTCCATTCCACGCATATCATATCCCGTCACTGAATCCATATAGCCTTGACCGATAAAACTTCCGTTTGCAATGGGCGCTCCAGCAGCAACGATTGTGGCAGAATATATCTGCCATCTTGTCGGCGGTTACGGCATCATCGCTGATCTTGGCAGTGGTGACAGCAGAGCTAGCAATGGAAGAAGCAATTACATTGCCAGAAGCAATCTTGACTGACGTGACCGCTCCATCAGCAATGGCACCGCTCACCACTGCGCCAGTGGCAATAAAGGCGCTTGTTACAATTTCCAGAGCGCCTACTGCCCCCACTCCCATATAAGAGCGAGAATTTGCCGCACTTGTGCCGCTTGCCAAGAATGTTCGTGCAAAGCTGGCAATGCTTCCTGCTGCATGAGTGTCAGCGTCAGTAGTGTAGAGAAACTGGTCTACGGAAGTGGTGAGCCCAGCAATGGAAGCGAGGGCAGGATCGTAGGCCTGCACGTCAGTGCCAATGGTCAGTCCGAGATTGGCGCGGGCTCCAGAAGCCGTAGAGGCGCCTGTGCCACCATCGGCCACTGCTCAGGTCAGTAATGCCACTGATAGTGCCACCACTGATTGCCACTGCCCCATTGCTTCGCACTGCCATTGAGCCGAGGCCCAGAGTGCTCCTCACGCCACTAGCAGTAGAGCCAGAAACCGATGGATCGAGACAAGGCCTTGTGAATGGAGCGGAGCTGACCACTCCAGAAGCGCTTGCGTAAATCAGTTGGTCGGCGGCAGTAAACCGTCCAGCCACGCCAGAAAGCACAGAGCTATATGCCTGTACGTTGCTTCCAATGTCTGAGGCCAAGATTGGCGCGGGCTCCAGAAGCCGTGGATGCGCCCGTACCACCATCGGCAACAGCCAAGTCGGTGATAGCGAAAATAGTGCCGCCACTAATCGTTACGCCACTGGCATTGAGCACAACTCCACTAATCGTGCCCCCACTGAATGGCAACATTACCCGCACTTTGAGAAGCAATGCTTCCAAGGGACGGAAGCCCAGACAAGCTTGCATAGGTGCCGCTTGTTGCCACTGGTGCTAGTCCAGTGACGCCTGACGCTGCAATTGAAATGGCAATGCCAGAAGCAAAAGTGATGAGACCCTTGCTGTTGACAGTAAATTGCGGAACTGTTGATGCCGTGCCGTAGGTGCCAGAAGCGACAGTCGTATTGGCAAGCGCCGTAGCAGAAAGCTTGGTGGCAGACGCTTGATTGAGCTTGGCTAGATCAATGAACGATGACGGTGCTCCACTAATGCCAATGGAGATAAGCGTGCCCGCTTGAATCTTTCGTCTCGCCACCACTTAAATCGACAATTGGCAGCACATCTGCTTGCGCCAAGTCGCCGGAAAGTTCGTTCAGCTCAGAAATACGGACCGTCATGATTAGTTTGTTTCCACTATGAGCCCAAGCTCTGTCAAGTCGGCATCAGTGCCAAGTCTAACGCCAGCCTCTGTAGCGATGTCAACAGGCGCAACGCCACTCTTCAGCGCAAATGCACCGGCGCTGATGAAGTCAAAGCTACACTCAACAAGCTGATCGGAACGAACAGTAATGCCAGCTTTTGTCATGATACCATTCACTTCATACCATACTCCCTCCAAAGTGTTATAGCCAGGAATCTGCTGCACTCTTGGCTCTAAAAGATAAAACTTCCCCGCAAACTTGGCACCAGTTTCTATTTTCTGGACAAGTTCGCACAGTGCCAAGGGAATCTCCTCATCGCTCAGGCTCTTGAAGCTAAACAGGCAATCAACGGAGCCACTGCCAGAAATGCCTGATTGAGCGAAATTCTTGAATCGTTCCCCTAGAGAAGTGATGTCAGTGGATTCCCTGTCGGTGGAGAAGGTGAAACCTTGCACTTTCCCCACCTTATGGAATCCGCCCTCCACAATGGTCATTGTCAACGACCATGGCGCAGATGATGCGCTTACAGCCAGAGGCACTGCTACAAAACCAGTGCCAGTATTATTGATGGCATCGCCAAAAGAGCGATACATCCGCACCGCTCCCATTGCATCTACATTTGCAAAAAACTCAATGGGAAGAACGCCGGCGCCGGGATTGTCAATGTAGGTGGTGTTGGCTGCATCCGTGTAGAGCCTTAACGGAAGACCACGAGCATCGTCAGTGGTGAGGCGAATACGATCGCCAGTGGTGATGGTGCCATTCGGCAAGTCAATGCCACTGGTATCGCCAATATTGATACGCTTTCGGCTGACAAGTAAGTTGATAGGGCTAAGGCGTGCATTGATGGTGCCGCCACCGCCCCGCTTCAGTTCTACCTGCCCGTAATGACCAGCAAAGATCGTCATGCCATCATCAGTAGAGGCTGACCGCCCCTCCATGGGCGATCTACCAGCGGACCGTTGACTGTGAAGTTGGTTTCGACTGTCACCACTTCTCCATAGGACACGCCAATTCGCGCTCCAGTTACAAAGGCATTGAATGAAAAATTAGTTTTCCACACATCGTTTCCATCTCTCGAAAAAGTGCCCTTGCTAATCAGCAGATTCATTCGCACTTCTCGCGGAGATGCCACGGAAACAGAATGTCAGATATACTCATAGATGTCGCCAAACTGCTCAAACCCACTGTCTTGCTCGTAGAACAAAAGCGTTGCAGTGCCGTCGTTGGAAGTGACTGAAGGTGCATATGTTTTGCAGTGTATCACCGAGACTTGTCGTTTCAATCACATCCGACGTGCTGTTTAACGTCCAGCCACGAATCTTGGCCACTCGATAAGGGTCTTCAGTAATGTCAACAACGTTTTCAATGGTCGCAGTATTCGTGCAATTCCTACGACTGTGGGCAGTCGTCTTCCAGCCGCAATGGCCAACCGGATGCGTCCGATCGAAGGCCATGCCAAACTCGTCACCACTTGCGTAGCCGAGTTGCCACGCGCTCCGACTGACCTCGAAGCGGCAAGGTAGTGCCGCCGGCGGATGCCCAGTAGTCGGCAATAGCATCCAGGGCTCTCACTTGCGCTCCGCGACCATTGCCCTGGAAACGTGGCCACCTGAAACACTCTCGCCGACACTGATCGCGGGAGCCGGCGCTCCACTGTTCCACGCAATGGCTACCGTAAAAACACCAGTTAGGCCAGTGCCTCCCTTGGGAGCCAAAAACATGGTGCCATCATTTCCTGTGTGAGACAGCCATGACTAATTGCGTTTCTCTTCAGTATAGACGCATTGTAACAAACAACGCCCTATTCAAGGCGGCCATCAATCTTGAACAAACCCGCCACTTTTGAAGCAATGCCCCTTGAAATGAGGGGAAGAACCAGTTTGATCGGCATGCTCTACGCCTCGCACTGTCGTCTCCCCTTCTTCGTCCATCGTCACCTCTGTCACCCTGAAAATCCGCTTATTCTGCACTGATTTTGCCAAGCACAAAAAGATAGCCCTTCCAGTCGGCAATGCTCCATTCCCCTCCGTTCTCTAGGCGCACGGCACTTTCCACTTCGCACTCTCACCCGGAGGAAGCGACGTCGGCCAGCTTCCAAGTTGCTTCGGGAATGTGGAGGATGATCGCGGGCGAGTAGATGATCATCGAATAGTCGCCATCAGGAAGCTCTCCCGCCAGTGGAGTGTTCGAGATGCCGTTTTCCTCGATAATCCCACTGTAAATATCCTGCCACTTATTTTGCGCTAGCTCTACATCAGATGTTAGGCTGCAGGAACACACGGGACTGTCCGCTAGGGAAAGGTTTTGAACTCAATGGCCCGACGAGAATGACGACGCACATTGCAAAGATACTTGAGCGCCTTGATGCACTGTTCTTTCGTGGTGACAAACCTCGACATGTCTATAGTCTCTTGCAGTGCAACTTCTTCAATGGTGTCGGCTCAGTTGCACTTGCACGCTTGCGTTTTTGGCGAAAGCACTGTCGCCTTCCAAGGTGCGGTAGATGCCAGTAAGCACTACATCTTGCGTGCCGCTTCCATAGTCAATGAACTCTTCCTTGTAACTGTCTTCAAGAATGTTTCCCTGGTTGAATAGTGCTGAAAGCAAGAATGGTGCTTCTGATGGCGCCTGTGGTTTGATCGTAAGGCACGGCTGGAACCAGCGTGTCCTTGCCGCCAATACGAGCCAGTTCAAGCAAGCTAAAGCCAGCGTTTGCTGCCCAGAACTCGTCGCCATGCGGTGGGTTTCTGCAATCACTCCATCCATAAACGAGGCGTTGGCTTCGCAAAACTTCTTGCTGTACGACAGTTTGTCCTCTACTTCCACTGAATGCAAACTAGCAAACTGGCCAATGCCATCCCGGTCGGCTGTCCAAAATAGTATCAAGGAAGATGTCCGGGGCGTTGCACGGGCATTGATTGGGCGATGGAGAAATGGCTCCTGGGGACGTCGTGCTAAGCGTGCCAGGCATTCGCGTCCCTGATTGACGAACAATGTAAACGAACGCAAGTACTTGAATGGTCTTGCCTGGAGTGCATATCGAGGCCGAACAACGATAGTCCCTTGTGTATAAACCCTCGAAGTCGGAAAATGGCTGAGCAATCTGCTCTGTCACTGCAGCCAGGGAGAACTCTGGTCCATTGTCAAAGGAATGCTGCAACTGCGTGTCAGTTGTATCTGGCGAACCGCGCCGATTCGGTTGTACCACGGAGGGTTGTTGCCTCCGCCAAATGCCGGCCAGCCCTTATTGCCCGAAACGTAGAGACGCTGCCCCTGTATTCAAAAAACTCTGGGCTTACATTATTCGCCTGAGAGCGTTGCGCTGCGATGGCGGTAGATCTGGCCCGAGTTTCTCCAGGAAATAGCACACGCGATCGCCATAGTAGTCCAATAGTTCTGGGCGTGCATCAAACTCAGAAGGTGCATCTACCACTGGCTCGAAGACAAACTGCCAGTTTGAACCTTCCGTATTTGAGATGAAGCGAAGGTAGATAAAGTTTTCAATGTCGGCGGCCCTTGCCACTACAAAAATGCCAGTGGCAGTGCGATAATTTGCCTCCGAAGTGCGCTTGAAATGAACAATGAACATAGCAGAGCGCCGTTTGATGCCATTGTCTGAGCTTGCATAGCCAGAAAGGCGCTTGCTGCCATATTCTGCTGTCTTCCCGAGATACGCTTGAACACTTTTGCCTTGATTGAAAAGTCAACAATGTTGCATGCCGAAACTGTTTCGTAAAGAGCTTTTTCAATGCGAACCAATGCCTTCACAAAGAAATCAGCAGGATTGGCATCTTGCTCGGCGGAGCTATCATGCTCAACAATTGGCAGCACACCAGCCTTTGTGCATTCAAGCAGTACGACCATGTCTTCATTGAAAATGTCGCTTCTTATTAATAGACAGTATGCGATATTCGGCAGAGCCAAGCTTGAACAAACTGGCGTTGTCAAATACATTGACTAGCGTTTGCCTAAGATTATTGGCCTGATCAGTTGCTTCTGGGAAGTGCCCCTCCCGAGGTCCAGACCACTTCTCAGACAACAGTACGGCGATCTCCAACATCACAATTCTGGACGGCCTTGTCCACACTGGCTCCATGCGAATGCGATTGAAGTCCCAGCGATATTCACCCTCAGGATCCCTTACGGCATATTCCACGTAGATGGGCACAACGCCATATAAGCCGAATGCAGCAGAAGCTGCAGGAGAATAGGCATGGCTGAAGCCGTCGTTTTTCTCCATTGACGGCATCCCTAATGCGGTAGGGGTTTTGCCATGGGGAGCCAGCGGACGATGGATCGGAAAGCGCAGGACCGGGCAATGGAGGGAGAAGGGAGGCGTTCTGTAAGGCTCCCGTGTCATTGGCCTTGAAATAGGTCCAATACGCTTGTGCCATGAGGTCGCGCAAGGGCACTTGTCCAAAAGCACTCTTTGCTAGATCAATAGAGACGATGCCTCCTGCTCCATTGACAAACAAAAGCTGAACAAACTGACTGCTTCCATAACTCTGCACTGCAGACCACACGAGGTCAGTGGCAACTCGCACGCTCCTGATGGATTGATGGCAGTGTTGGTAGAAATTAGCGGAATGGAGTACACCAGTAGGCAGCTAGTTGCTGGGTGCTGTTGAAGCCAAATCGCGGCGCGAACACATCGTCTCGTGATGCGGTGCCTTGGCCGCCTGGCATGTTTGGCGCTTTTGGCTTGGGAGCAGCAACGCTGACGCCACTTGAAAGAGGGTGCCAACAATTGTCAGAACAAGGGCAACCACCCCAAAGTCGTTAGTGATCTCAAGCGATGTCCCTATTTTCTCGTCTTTGTAAATATGCTGCTGAGCAACAAAACCAAGATAGTCTTCCTTGGTAATTCCAAGAGCTTCAATCAGGTTGATGCTCATTCAGGGAAGAAGCTTGCGTTCGTCGCTCATCATTCCGTCCAAAAAATCTCTTTGGCCGCACCATTGACAATGGCGCTGCAACCACCATCTTACTCGGACCAAGGAACAGGCAGTTCCCATCATCAGCTACTACTGCCATGGCCAGCAGCGAGTTACCGCCGGGCAAGTAAAAAATAGCCCCTGGCCTTGGTTCGTTTAGCTTTTCTCCATAATTCAAGAGCCAACGTAAGATGCGGCGAATTGTCAGCTCCTCTTCTTTGTAATCGTCGTAAACAAAGGGAAACACTTCCCTCAAGTCTCTGAGGCCAAGCCTTCGCCTCACCTCCACGCATAGAAGCCAGCAGTCCGTAAAGCCTTCTCCGTCCTCTGGAGAAGCAGCGTATTTATGCTTCAGGCCAATGAGATCGGAATAATCAATGGCCATTAGCGAGAGAGATGTCTGCACTCAATGGTAAGATGCCAACGTTATTGCGGCTTAACTTACGAGCAGGAAACCTCGCTCCCACGCTGTCCATTTGCGCTTCTAAAACGGAGTTCAATGGTAGTGTCAGAAAAGCTGGCACCAATGCCCACATAACGCTCCTCGTAGGCTTTGATTTGATTCAAGGCTTCATTAAGCCACACGGTAGATAGGGTTAAGCGACTAAGCCTACTTCCATTGGCCTGTTCTACCAAACGAATGGCCACTTCCACGTTAGGAAACAGAAGTTGGACGATGGGGTTGTCACCACCAAGGGCAGACGTGGTGCCTTCCCCTCGAAATGGAGCAAAGGCATATTGGTTCCCATTCCATTGCCTCGTTTCATTGACGAAGAAGTTTTGATAGAAGTGTGAATATACCTTGTCCTTGTTGAAGCCGCTATTCTCCGGTTGCGACCAATCAAAGCTGCTGGAATAGCCTTTAAGCGCAAAGTATTGTGCAATGCGAACGGTTTGCATTAGACAAACTCTCCGATCAGTTTGATCGTTACATTGCTTCGCTCGTTGTAGACGCTTTCAACATTTGGCGTTTCCGCATAGAGCCATTCAATGGAGGACGGGGCCTTCAGTCTACTTCGCAGCTCAACACTGATGCCAGAAAACACTTCATCCGGCAGCGTAAAGCCAATCGTAACTCCCTGCTGACCATGGTAATGATCGAACAACTGATTGACGATGCCATCGCCAACGCCTTCAAAAGAGAAGCTCTAGCAGATGACCGTAGGGCCTACTGCCAAAGCTTCTCCGCACTACTTTCCCAGACAAGGCACGATAAGCCTTCACTGGATAATCCCCAAAGCTGAAGGATCGTCTTGTGGGCTTGATTGCAGGAAAGACTGCCATTATGAAAGTCCAATCCTTCTGCGAGTGCTAGGGCTTTGCTGCAGTTTATCAATGGCAAGTGTGGCGCCACGAGAAGCGCCTTCTCTTGCCGCTGCCTTGCGTGTGTCCATCATAGCCTGCTCCAATTGATCCCGGCTTACATATTCCACCCCATTGATAGTGGTGCTTTCAAAGCTCATGTTGAGGATTGGCGCCATTGCGCTGCCCATGGCGCCTCCGCCGATGAGATCGCGGGAACTTGGCTGCTCGCCACGCATCATCACGGGAATGCTCTTGCCATCGGGAAGAGGACAATGGCTTCGTTGTAACGCCCCTCGCCAATGAGGCCAAGCGTGGGGCCATTGACAACACCGCCATTAGCGAAAGGAGTGAAACCTCCTTGCCATACAGCACCGTTGGCGGCAAGCCTAGGGGTACTAAAAGCAATGGGGTTGAATCCAGCTTGACCAGATCCAAATACGGAGGATCCAGATACGGGCCCGGCCCCCTTGAACGAGAATCCACCACCAAGACCTGCAAACATCTTTGCAATGCCAATGGCAATGTAAGTGGCAATCATCTGTTGAGCCGCCTGCAGGAGCGTCTGACCAATGGTTTTCAAGAAGCTTGAGAACACCTCCTGAGCCGTTGCAGTGCCATCGACAAGGCTGGCAATGCCAGTGGTCATTGCCGTACCAAAGGCATCACCAATGCCCATGATTGAAGACTTCACCGCGTTATTACGCGTCTCAAGAAGCGTGAGCTGGTTTTGAAGCTCAGCAAATCTTGACGCTTCCTGTTTAGAGGCTCCTTTGCCAATAGCTTCTTCGTATTTGGACGCTGCATCACCAATGAAGCCAGCGAGAGAAGCCCCATTCCACCAAGAGGAGTGGCTCGCTTGATTTGCCCCTGTAGTGTTGCCTCTGCAGATGCCTGCTCTAGGCGGAGCTTTTCCTTGAGGAGCGGAATGTAATCAACTAAGGCTTTGCCTTGCTTTTCAATGATGTCAAGCTGGGTCTTGTTGAGATTGGCCGCTTCTCCAGCCGTTATTTTGCCTTCTTTTCGCGGCCGCGTTATTCTCTTCGATTTTACTTTTTGCCAAGCCGATATTCAATTCGGCCTTTGCCCTGGCTTCGGCAATTTCTCTTCCGTGTCTCAGCGCATCGCCAAACACGCCAGAAGATAGAAGTCCAATTCTTTGCTGGAGCAGTTGATTTTGAAGCTTTTGCTCTTCCACTGGAGTGACTAGCGCCACTTGTTCTTTGATTAGGGCTAGCGTTTTCTGTTGTGCAATGGAGTTGGCAATGGCAACTGAAACGCGATCCTTTTCCTTGGCATTGATTGCGCCCTGAGCTGCAAGAGCTGCGTTGTAGTCTTGCTTTTGCTCTGCCCTAACTCGCGATGCAGGTAAGTTGCCGCTTGGCTGTTGCAAGTGCCCCACCTTGTACATTTGTCCTTGCGGACCGGCGATGGTGGCCGCATAGCCAAGGCCACCCTCCTGTGCTACTCCCTTGAGAGAATAGCCTTGCGCGAGATTTAGGGGCGTATTAGCGGGACCGGCCAGATCAATGCCGCGATGGAACGTGCTCGCTCCGGGAATACCAGTATCTGCGAGGGCCATAGCCGCTCGTCATCTGAAGACGCCTTTGCACATCCGCCGAGAACAGGGCACGAGCCTCTGCCTCCTGTAAATTCGGCCTCCATCGAGTCTTCTTACGTCGAAGTGCGGACCACTAGAAATGCCAGTGCTGCCCTGCAAGAGGCCCGTTTTGCTTCCTGGACCAGGGGTGCCCATTTGACCAGTTACGCCTCCGGCAATGTACGATTTTGCTCCAGCTTCAATTTCTGCCTTTGCAGACGCATCACGAGCTTTTCTAACCGCTTCAATGCGACCAATCTCAATGTCTTGCAGATCTTTCTGGAACTTAATAGCCTGAGACAGCCATGAGTTTTCGCCCGCCATGAGGATGTTACATTTTTCTTGTTGCAGACTTTTCCAATGCTCAAAGCGGATGTCGTCTAGTTCGAGAGCCTGCAAGCTGTTCATCTTCAGCAGATCGGCCTCGTACTTGGCCTTGTCGTCGGCAAGCTTGCGAGCTTCTTCGGCCGCTTTGGCTTGAGCGCGAAGAGCTTTTTCGTCCGGGTCAGTCGCGCCCAATTTACCTTGTTCTTGTAGTTTTTTTTGCTTCTCAATGGCTTGATCAATATAAGTCTGCCCTCGTCCGGCCATAGGGGCCAGGGATTCAATTTGCTTATCAATAAGAGAATTGGCCTGCTTTAAGGAGGCAACATGCAGTTTATATCCCCGACCCGTTTTCGTTAATCCATCGCTACGCAGCAGTCCAATTTCCTTCGCTTTATCGCCAAACTCTTTGCTAAGTTGCAAGAACTCTGGGGCTCTTTAAGCGGATCGTTCATGAAAGCATTAAACGCCGCTTCATGAACACTTTGTAGTTCTTTTTTCAACTTTTTGTAGGTTTCAAGTCTGTCTTTGATGTTGCCGACCGCTTCCTTTGTTCCGCCAATGTCGCCAAGTTTTGCGGAACTCTTTGCCACGTCCTCCATTGCTTTGGCGTTGCCCGATACCGCCGCCAGTTGGCCACGCAACTCGACAATGCGTCCAATAAGTGCGCTAATGGCGACCAGCGCAATTCCAATGACGCTCTTGATCATTGTCGTCTGTACTGCAGTGCCAAATTGATACATGGCGAAGGTTGTTTGCTGCGTTTGTACTCGCAGTCCCAACATCACCTGACTAAGAAATAATACCTTGAGCAATAAATCTTCCAATGGCAACAATAGCCGCTCCGATTCCGCTAGCGGCTAGCGCTTGCCATGCTGAAGTCACCAGGATCACTTGCGCGTAAGTAGCAGCAAGTTGGCCGACAATTGGAAGGGCCAGGAGCTTGGACACTTGCAGCACAATGCTGCCAATAAATCCAGCTAGCGGCATCAACTGACTGATAACAGTTTGAAGATTTTTGCCAATGCCGGAAATTGTTGGAACCAAAGTTTTCAGCAGATTGGCGAAGTCTTGAGCAGACGATGTAGATGCTTCTTGTCCGCTTGTATAGGCTTTTACTCCGTCAGTAACATTTTTGATTGTGTCAACAAGTGGCACCATAACTGCATTTAGCACGCTAATTGCCGCCGGTTCAAATGATTCGTAAAACTTGGTTAAAGCGGTATCCATGCGATTAAACGCGCCTTGGAAAGTCTTGGCGGCACCTTCGGCTCCCGGACCAAACTCTTTGTTCATTTCATTGCCAACATTACGCAGTAACTCGCGCATTTTGCCGCCCTTATATACGCCATCTTCCAATGCTTTGCTAAATTTTTGGATTGCATCAGGCCCCTTGAATCCAGCCGCAGCAGCGAAGATGCTCATAGCACCCGGCAGTACATCACCCAACTGTCCTTTCAGCTCTTCGCTCATGACTTGCCCCTTGCTGGCCATTTGAGCAAAGGCATAATTCACGCGATCCACTTTGTCCGCACTCATCCCATAAGTTGCAGCAGCTTTTGTAATACCAAGAAACAAGTTTTGGATTTCGCCGGCAGCGAATCCAGCGGGTTCCATGGAGGCAAACAATTTTACAAAGCCATCGCGTGCCGATTGCAGTGGAACGCTATATTTTTCAACAGCCGCAAGAATGAACTCATTGGAATCTGCGGCCACTGTTGCACTGCCGGAAACACTGAGAAGAGTGTTCCTGAAGCTTTGCAGTTGTGACACTGCTGCGGCCACTTGCCCTGGAAAATCTTGAATGAAAGCCAATGCCTTGTAAGCCTGTCCGTACAAAAGCACCTGTTTTGTCGCAAAGGCAAACTCACTGCCAAGTTCTCCTGACTGCGCCTGCGCCAGGAACACTGATTCCCCCAATGCGCGACCAAAACCGCCCAGGCCGCCCATGCCGCCGCCTCCGGGGGTGTCGGAGGCGCACCACGCCCCGCCCGCCATAGACGGTTGGCGAACCAACGCGCCACCTGCTGCGTATGGAACAATGGCGCTAAGAGGCTTGGCGCTGCGATAGGCGTAACTGTACGGAGCCGCTGGACGGCCGGTTCCGCCAGTTTCAGTCATCACATCAATGCCACGCAATGCCGAACGCATACGGGCCTCTCGTTCGCGCCTGGCAATCATTTCTGCCCTTGTTTCTCCATCGCGTCCAAGCCTTCCAGAAGAATAAACGGCCGATGTCCTGCCAATTCCGGCTGGCAATAGACCGGCGATTCGCCCAGGAGCAAGAGCAGCTTGCATTCTGTTTCCCAGGTCTCTTACAGACGACCTCACCGCACTATTAAGCTCGTGTTCTTACGCCATCAACAAAAGCATTTGCGGCTCCTCTTAGTGCCTCCTTGAGCGATGGAGAAAGAATATCGCCAACTAAGCGCTTTTGATTAAGAGAAGAAATGCCCGGAAAGTGCCGCAGGAATGGTTCCCGCCTGAAGCAGTCTTCCCGTTGACGATGGGCCGGAGAATGGGCGTTGTGGCGGCCCTTGAGCAGGCCAGTCGATAGCGGGAGGCAATCGCCTCTGTTTGCTTGTTCTTTTAATCAGTCCAGGATCTACGCCGGCAAGCCTAAAAACGCCCCTTGCAATGGTGTCCAACACTCTCATGCGTTGCCGCATCAAAGCTTCAATGGCATCAAAAGCTTTATCCATGGCACTCGTGGCACCAATTTCAAAGCCCTTGCCAACGTCTTCGCCAAAGCCTTTGAACACCTTGGATGGCGAGGCGATGCCCAGCAGCGTCTTAAACGTTGTGATCAACGTCGTACCAAGTCCTTCCGCTACGGCTTTAATCCGAGGATTTTCACTCTTCAATCCATTTAGCAAGCCTGCAATGACATCCTGCCCAATATCCGCAAGTGCTTTGACTATCTTTCCCTTGTTGTTTGCAATGGATTGATCAAACTCAATAAGTCCAGCGTCACCAAGAGCTTTGTATAGGGTTTTGATGTCATCTCCCAGCGTCTTTAATTTTGCCTGTGTAAAACTATTGCCCTGTCCACCAGTAGTAGGCTTGCCGCTTACCAAAGGCTCCACTCCGACCGCAACTTTAAGACCGGCAAGTTTTGACTTGACGGCATTCTCAAAGTCTCTTGCATCAGCTCTGGAGATCTTGGGCTTAATAGATGCCCCAAGGTAAATCTTGTTTTCGCCTCCTAGAATTTCACTTGCGATGTCGGAACGAACTTTTGCCGCGTCTCGCTTACTAAGACTTTTGACTGCCCCAACACCCACGTCAATCTTTGCCTTTTCAAGCTCTGCCAGTTGAGCTTTGAGCGTTTCAATTTTCTTGGGCAACAAGTCCAAGTTGCCCTCGACGTTAATGCGTAATGTTTTATTAAGGAAGCGAGATAACTTTCTGTATTCAGCTTCAATTGCACTTTTATCAAACTTGACAGCAAGAGGCAGCGCCTGCCCTGATAATTGAGTGCCAATGGTATTGAGCTGATTCCGCAAGGCGGCCAGGTCAAGACTTACCCTGAGCTTCAGTTCAGCACCTTGAGCCGCCATTGCATACTGCCACTATTCTTTTCATTCTATAATCACGAATCTTGGTTTCGTCCGGCAAAAGCCTTTACTCATCGGCCAGCAAGGCAATCACCCTGCCATTCATGGATCTTGTCTTCATTAGCTGCTGCAGCACTAACAGGCTTTCATCTGTCACGCCTTCTTCTTTCTTGATGGCGCTAGTGTCAAATGGAAGGAAGTCATTGGGCTTAACATTGCTCTTCTTGCCTGCCATCATGCCTGCAACCATCGTTGCAAACTTGGCAATAGCTACGCTTCCAATGTTGTGCTTGCCGATGTCGTGTTTCTCTAAATACTTCAGCGCAGCTTGCATGTCGGCAATCTTTTGCTTGCCAAACTGATCCGCCTCCCATCGCCTATCCCTTAAGTCGGAAGCGCTAAGGCGGAAGTATATTTCATTCACGTAAGATTCTTCAGAAAATTACGCGCTTGATGCTTGAAGCGTTCGGCAGTGCTTCCTGAAGCTTCTTCTGGGATTTTTTTGCCCGCGCTCCCTTGGCTTCCGCCTCTGTTCTGCACTGATGAACTCAACCACCTTGGCAATAGCACGCGGAAGTCCTTCGGGATGTTCCAGTTCGTATCCCCGCGAGATCAGTCCATTCGCCGTCGATGAGACCCTGCCCTCGCGAGCGCATGAAGGCTGTGACCATGCGAGCATTGGTGGCTTCCATGGAGGCGCCACTGGTGATCATGGCCATGTTTTGTCCGTGAAGCTGGCCAGCAATTCTGTTTCTGAAATGGCTTCACCACCTTGCAACATCCCAAAGGCTTCATCCAACGGAATGTCTTTGGTGAGAGCGATCTTCTTTGCCAGTTGCACGGCGCGAATCGTCGCTTGGCTTGTGCGCACCAATTTCCTCTTGTTCAATGGCTTCTGCAACAAGCCAGCCGCCATATTTCTTCAGGCGGATCTGGGCAGCAGTTCAAAGTAGTCTTGCGCCTTAGTTTGAACCAGGAAGCTGTATTTGCTCATGATCGAGGACGTTCAGTAAAGCATTAAACACTTTCACCCTTTCGTGGCTTGAGCGAAACTCCTTAGGAATCTCCACCAAGAAGAGAATGGTCGTCGTTTGAGATTCTAATGGTAGTCTCGCGGCAGGAAACAAGACAAAGGATGCCCACTTGCAAAGACGTGCCGTCTAGTTCGCTGTTGATGGCATGCACCGTTTGATCGGCACTATATAGGTAGTCGATCTTCATTTGACAGAGATAGGCCGCTTGTATGCGCCTCGTGAGAAGTGGCTTGAGCATACTGCTATCAAACTTTTGCGGAATCCTTACGTCATCTGTCCATCGTCGTGGATTGCCAGCACTAGTACCTAGCCCTTCATGAACATCCACTGCATAGCAATAGCCGGAGTCTCCACGTGCGTCCCAAGACCAATCAGCAAACGAGCCTAACGCAGAGGCCGTAAGCTTGAAACTCTCCTTTCCGCTCCTGTATAGATCTCCGTAGTCAATGATGTCACGAGGACTGCCTGCATCGCGAATGGGAGCCTGCGGATTTTTTCTTCTCGTCTCTCCGCCGTAGTCCCACTTCTCGTCGTGAAACTCATCATGAAAATGATCGTTCACGTCTTCTTTTGCCCATTCGTCAAAAGCCTTGATGATTTGTGCCTCTAGCTCCCGTCCTCCAAAGAACTGCCCGCCAGTGATTGTAAGACTCATGACGAATACAATGGTCGAAAGAATCATATCGGGAATCGTGATACGGCAACGCTCGTAAGCCACATCATTGCCTCGCACAAAGGCCATGGAACAGTCTGGGAAGCGACGCATCATCCTGTCCATCGCATCGCCGATCTGCTTCCCATCTGGATTGTACTGAACAAGCACCACTTCCCATAGTTGCTGCACCTTGACTGTTCCTCCCATGGGGGAACCAGGGAGAGGCTCGGGATATTGAGAGATGGTCACCTCTAGGCCAGTCACCTTCCACTCTGAAGGCACGCTTTTCTGTCCCACCACATACACTGCCGGAATCGTGCTGTTGTTCGGGAGGATATAGGTGCCGATTAAATTAGGGGCGGCGCCAAGGAGATCGGTGACCACCTCTCTGAAGCTGAAGAATGTTCATAAAAAAAGCCCCTCCATATGGAGAGGCTAGCAAGAAAAACGATGGAAAGATCAGTTGGGAGCTGACGGAATGATGCTGCCCGATGAGGTGGCGGCCTGGTGAATGCCAATACGACCGCGACTGATCAAATCAAAGGTGACCTCCACGAGGTTATCGGCAGGATAATTCTCGTTGTAGTTCATCACGCGACCCACATAGGCCACGCGATCGTAGTAAAACGTGGTGCCGCTTGAGCCAAGTTGCTTGTTGATTTCGACATACACTTCAGCAGTCTTGTCGTAACGACCGGTGGCGATCACCTGGAAGGCTTCGTCGAAACTATCGGGTACGAAGGTCGTACCGTCCACATCCTTCTGAAAATAAGAAGTGATAGAGGCAGTGGCCTGCGAAGTGACGATCACGCTGTCCGAGAAGCCGCCGCCGCCCAGCAGATAGAACTCTGTGTTGCCATCGTTGAAGGCAACAGAAGCTGTGGTGGCAGCTTGAAGAGTGTAGAGGGTGGGAGCGCCGCTAACAGTAAAAGTGGCGCCACTCTGGGTGATAACGGGACGACCAGAAGCAGTGATAACGGAGCCAACGCGCACAATAACGTCTTGGCTCTTAACCAGCTCGGTGGGATGATAGAGCATGAGAAGATCCTCAATGGAAAGAGAAAGTGGTTAAGCGTCAGACGTTCTGAACGCTTCCTTTGCCAACCAGTCTAAAAATGCCCCGGATTGGCGTGCCGAGAAACTGCCAATAGTGTTCAGCAATTTGCTCGTTGGGCAACAGTTCAAACCGTCCTTCCCTCCCATTGATTGTTGCTGCAGCGGAGCTTCCAGGAGTGATGCCGGAAAGGGCTAATGGTGAAGTTAGCCTTCCTTCCATGTACACTGCCGTATTATCAGCCCCAAGCAAATAATCAAAACGAGGATTCTGCTTTTGCTTCAACGAGGCATGGTATGTGATGCCAGTTGCCATGGCCACATAATTGCCAGTGGTATTGTCGGCCACATACCCAGACGCAACTTGCCACACCAGGGTGGCATTAGCAAGTGGCGCAAGGGAGTTGGTCATACAACAAAACCAATTGAAGAAGCACCAACGACGGTTTCAAGCATGCGTTTGAACTCTTGGCCATATTGAGTGGCTTCAAGTCCTTTGCCATAAACCTTGCCATCCGTGGCACCAATTTGAATGCCCATTTGTGCAAGTTGAATGGCAATAATGTGTGCGGCTAGGTGCTTGGTTGCGCGATCGGCTTGATTGCCGAAAACGTCGCCAACATCAGCCGCTGCCTCTGTGATGGCCCCATTCACAATGCCCGATGGATGGGGAGTGAATTCGGGGAAGCGATCTAAGAAGCTGGCATAGGTGACGGCCATGATTAGGCTTTCCCAATGCGAATGGCCTCAAGACGCTTGCTGATGGCATTGCGCACCCTCACCCGCCCTTCCACTTTTTCCAGCTTTGAAGCTGTTCTTCATCGTGCATGATTTCAATCATGCGGATTGCGTCGGAAAGTGAAAGATCGACAAGGGTGGATACCTTCTGGGGGATGTCCTGAACAGTGGGAGTGTCTTTCAGCTCTTCAATGGCGCCAATCGCCAGAAGACGCTTGACGGTTGCATTGCTACGTGCCTGAGCCCATTTGGTTTCTGGCACGTCTGAATTCACTCCCGGACTGAGCTGGATCATGCCAACGTCTGTAATGACGCCGAGTCCCCCTTCACGAGGCGGATTTTCGAGCTCGGGGCGATAAGCGATCAACATGGAAATGTTCGATAAGAACTGCTAATCAGCTTAACGCCCCTTTCATGCTCAGTTATCTTGAACGTAAATGACGCTCTTGGGGTAGTAGAGGGCCACGCCACCCACGCGAGCATGGGCGGGAACGATGAATTCCAGACCGCGCTGTTGAGGGGGGAACAGTTCAAGGGGTTGGGGCAGGTGCAGTTGCACCTTCTGAGGATCGCGCTTGTACACGACCATGCGGTTCTTGGTAAGCGAGCCGTTGCCAGCTTTGAGCTGGTTGATGGGCTCAACGTTGCGGATGTAAGGGTTGGTGCGCAGGAAATATTCCAGCACAGTGACATCCGAAGAATCGCTATTACGAGTGGTGCTCACCTTGCTGTAATCCTCAAAGGGCATGAGGATAGTGTCGGGCTCTTCTTTCATTTGCGAGCCATTGACAATGGCAGTCACGCCATAGTTCAAAAGCTCAAGCATTTCCTGAGCAGTGGTGCCGCTATCGGTGAACCACTTATCGGCAACCACAAGGTCAACCGTGGAATTGTTGAAGAAACCAGCCAAGCCAACGGAGGACTCACCGAACATGGCAATGCCTTCCACTTTCTCTTCGTAAGCACGACGAACGGCGGAAGCGCGACGCTGCTCAAGGGCGATATTCGCCATTTGTGCAGCACGAAGTTCTTGAACGGTGTAGCCAAACGAACCACCGATCGAGCGGATGTTGATGCTCTTCTCGGTTTGGCTGATGTCGGCACGAGGCAGATCATCGGCGGCGTCGGAAATCACCTTGAAATCACCCGTGGCATCCATGATGCGGTAGGTGAAGGTTTGTGCGCCAGGACCAGCCTCGCTGGTCACGGGCAGGATAGTGGGGTATTTGATGTCAGCGTACTGAATCTCAAACACCTGCGGGCGGATGTACTCAAGCTGACGCGAGAGAAACAGACCCGCTTCATCCATACGAAAATCAGACATGGGAGGGCCTCCTATCAGGAATTGTCAGCGGTGAGGGTGAAGGCAGGACCGTTAAACTCAACGATCGCCAGGCCAGAGCCGGTGACGGAAGTGAGATAAGCGAGCGTTCGAGAGAACAGCAGTCTTGCCCGAAAGCGATGCGCTACGCAGTTGACCCGCGTACTGCACGCCAGTGGCTGTGTGGATCACACGCACGGCAGTAGCCGGGGTGACGGAACCATGCACATACATGGCCACTGCACCTTCGTTAGCCACGTTCATTGCCTGAGCGGCTTTCACGCCGGGACGGCTGTTGGCGTCGGCAGCTTTCTCGTCTACATAGGTGAGAACATTAACACCCACCACGGTTTCAGAGGTGCCACTGATGGTCTTAGCGGAGTTGGCAACAGTGCCGCCACTAGCAAAGGTGACGATATTGCCAAAGGGAATGACAGCACCCGTCTCATTGATATAGGTGCCAATGGTGTTGTCGCGGATGTCGGACAGTTGGCCTTCCTGAAGGGCAGTCAGCTCAAGCGCATAGCTTTGCTGAACACCACCTGCAGCAGCCGTGCCCGAAGGGGTAAAAGTGACGGCCATGGATCAGCGCTCCTTGGAGATGGAAAGGGGGGTCTTCCAGGCGTTCTGCAGGCGCTCCATGTAGGAAGACGGTGCAGAAGCAGGAGTGGCGATGGAAGCAACGGCTTTGCGCAGCTCATCGGTGGTGGCAGAATCGCTATGAGCGGACTCGGCCAGAGTGTCAAACATGGCTTCCACGTAATCGTCGGAACGCTCCGACAGATCGAAAGAGTCGCCACGCACCGCCTTAATGGCGGCTTCCATGATTTCACGAGCTTTTTTGCCGGTGAAATCAAACTCGCTATCCAGGGTGGCGCGAGCTTTATCAATCAGAGCAAAACGCTCCTCAACAAGCGAATCAACATTCACTTGAGCAGCAGCTTCCAGATCGGCCTTGGCGGCTTCCAGTTCTTGCTCCAAGGCATCAGCGCGACCTTCAGCGGCATCGCATTTGCCCTTCATCTCTTTGCCCATGGCATCCATTTCTTCCTTCATTTTGGAAGCTTCGGCCATCATGGCATCGTACTTCTTCTTCATGTCCTCGTAGGACATCTTGGCGTCTTCGCGTTCTTTAGTGATCGCCAGAGCAACGCTCTCGCTCACCTCAAACTCGGCGCCATCAAAATTGACTTTTGCAGTCATAGATGGGTCCTCAATGGAAAGTAATGATGGATCTGCGGCATCTAGACGATCTAGATGAAGCTTCACCTGTGGGCCAGCCCGACCCCTGCGAACCACGGCAATGTGATTACCATTGATCATCCGTTGGATGCCATCGTAATTCTCGCCTGTATCCGCAACGCCGGGCGTAGGGTCAAATTCAACCCTATAGCCGGCACTGACTTCTTTTGCATCGCCGCGCATGATCTTTTCGATGGCGTCCTTATCCGTAATGGTCATGACAGCACGAACAAAGCCGTTGTCATAAACCACTTCAGTGCCAGAAAAACCAATTTGATAGTTTTTCGTGTTGGCGCTATCAAGAAGAATGGGGGATGTTCGAGAGTGACAGCCTTGCCCGCAAAGGAAGCGAGGCTCTCTGGCGAACTTACTTCTTCCGCTGGACGATATTCGCGACGAACGGAACCATCGGCATCGGTGTACATTTGCACACCAGTGCGTGCGATGGTTGCCCAAGCGCGGAGATAACCCTCAGGGGTCATCTCATAACGCTCGATCGGCGCAACATCGTAACGAAAAGAAGTTTCGCTCATGGTATAAAACTAGCCAATGGTTTACAATAATCAAAACATTTGTCCCATAGGCGGCACAGAAAATGCGGTTTTTGATGGCCAGCAGCACCAACGCTCTGCGGATGCCTCATCACCAGCGCAAGCTAGTCGTGGCCGAACGGCTACGAGATGCGCGACTAAACAGTGGACTTTCTCAGCGAGCCATTGCCAAGGAGCTTCATATTGGGGCAAGCACTTACTGCCGCATGGAACGAGCCGAAACAGAACCCTCGGCAGTGCAACTTGCCACCCTCAGTGGCGTATATGGAGTGTCGGTGCTTTGGCTATTGGGAATGCCTAGTTTTGTTTTGAACGCTGGTCAGTCATCGTCATCGTCTTGAAGATCACGAATTTGAGCCTCAATGCTTTCCATGACATAAGCCTTGGCAATGGCCTCGGCCTCGAAGGTAAGCATCTTTACTGGTTCAAAGTGTTCGTCGGGCTTCTCGTAGAAGGTTTCCACAAAAATATGAGTTTCGTCAAGACGCCCATTCTTGAAATGCTGTTGTTCAATCAATCGCCAATGAGAAGTGCCGCGATGTTCGTGAGCGGACAAAATGGCAAGCGCCTTCATTAGGCCAATGCCATCTTCTTCTTCTTCCTCAATCACCCGGACGTATTCGCTCATTGTCCTTGACGACGACTTTCCACCATCTTAATGATGCGTGACGCCCACGACCTTCCCGCGTTTCCGCCCCATAATTCCCACGCTATATATCCAGCGTCATTTTCTCCTCCACCTTTATTCTTTTCGTGGCGAGAGAAGAATGCGGCCATGCGCTTAATCGTCTCGTAACTCACGGCTTCGCCATTGGCCAAGCTAGTGGCTCTTGCCACGCCACTACCAATGCCCTGCTTGCCTGCCTCCTGAGTGGTCAGTCCGCCTTTGCCATATTTCCTGCGAAGTTCGAGGCCACGACGCGCTGCGGCACGAACAGACGATGGAGGGGAAAATGATTCGGCGTCGCCCCTCAGTCCTTTGGGCAGGTATTATCGCCTTCTTCCTGCATGGCCTCTTCTTCCTGTAAAATTTGCTGGATGAATCCACGCAAATAGTCTTCACTGGCGTCCTTTTTCTTCATTGCCATGCCCGCTTCTGACAGGGCTACGGCCACGGCCTGTTTGTAATTCAGTAATTGGTTGACCGCTGCTGCTTTTAAGTTTTCCCTCTTTGAACTCACGCATAACCTCAGAAATCTTCTTCTGCTTTGCAGACATCTTTTTGGCGTCTGCGCGATCGTTTGTCGCTTCTTCCATGGCGCTTGATCCTTCTTTAAAAGTGGTAATGGGTCCACCAGCTTCCCAGTCTACACAAACCCTGCTTGCTGTACAGGTGATGTCATAAAGCGTGCAATATCCACTAGCGTCTCCCATGTCGCGAAAGGCTCACCAAGACTTGTAATGTCAAACGATCCATGTCGTTGAATACATTCTTGAATTTGCTGCGTGTCAATATAGTTTTCGCAGTTGTTGCAACGACGAGAAAGAGCATCTGCCAGCCCCACTTCCCATCGCTTTGCCAGTTCTTTCCAGAAGGCGGCATTAGGGAGCGATGGATCAGCGGGGCCAAGCATTGCGTTGGCAATGGCATATCGATGGTGTTCACGGTTGACCGAGGAGTCGACAATGCAAGAAGGACACTCCATGGTCACACCCAATCGTAGTAGCAGCGACTTCAGCTAAGATGGCCTGTTCATGAATGTTTTCCTTAGTCTTCAAAATGAACGCATGATTTTCCTTGCCGACCCAGAACCTATCGTGCCATTCCACGAACACCTGCTTCACCCATTGTCCCACATTCTCCAGCTCAAACAAGCGAGGTAGAACCGTAAACTCACTTCCCTCAACATCACACTTGATTGTTATTGTACTGCTTGCGGATCCTTGTCTGCAATGCCTTTCACAAGATAGTAGATGTCAATAGCGTCCACCACATACGGTTTCGGCACCCATCTCGCCAATCTCTGCACACTTGCTCGTCAATGGCAATTGGATCCGGCTTCGTTTTGCGGGCACCACTTAAACTTAATTTTGCCGTCAAAAGACGCCACTGCTGCATTGCGAGTTTCAAAGCTTTGGAAGCGAGAAGCAATGGGGGGAACATGCGGGGAATTGGCCTCGTAAGCCCGCTTGGACGGCTCTAAAACGTCTTGAACGTGCCAATCGTACGGAGCCTTATCCCCAAAGTAACGTCTTGCTCTCGAATGAAAGCAGGCCATTCTTGTGAATGGTCCCATGGAATAGTGGGTGCCTGCATCGAGAAAGTATTTCATTGCGCGGTACACTTTGCGTTGAGCCCAGAGATCATTGTAGTTATTGACGCCCTTGGCCCCTAGCGCAGTAAGGTCGCCACCACCGGACGGCTTGCTCCAGGCCATGATTGTTCCATCAGGCAGGACAAAGGCTCTGTTCTTCTGCTCGTAAGTGGGCGTCAGTTCAAGATAGTCACCATAAACAAAATCAGACTGACTTCCATTGCTAGCCAAAGCCTTGCCAAGCAGCGTAGGGCCGGTCGGGCACAGTGGCGTGATGCCATAGTATTGCTCTGTGCAATTGGCTGTGATCATTTCAATGGCAGTCTGCAATGCAGAGTTTTCTGGCTGTGAATAAAGAACAGTGGTGGCACATGCCCAGGAAGTAAAACTGAAACGTTGAATGTCTCGGAATGCAAGAAACTTGATGCGCGGGCCAATCTCCACTGGATTGACCACTCTGACGCCAATGTCAAAATACCATCCGCCAAGTTTATGCAGCAAGCAAAAGCGACCAAGATCTGCCTTGTACGAATAGGGCACGAGGGAATCATAGGCCCGTGTCACTTCTTCTCCATACTTTTCCTGAATGAACTGGCGAAGCGTTTCCTTCGTGTAGATAACATGCGAAGCATTGGGGAATGCTGCTTTTACCGTGCCAGTGGCATGTTGCAGGAATGGCGACAGCTCGTCACCTTCGTCGCTTAGGAAGATTTGCGAAAGTTGCATGATCAATCAATCCTCGTGGGGGTGCCAAAGCCTTTGAACGGCTTAGAAGGGGCTGGTCGTTTCAACAGGTCATCAACAATGGAAAGCATTTGCCTCTGAATAAAGGGCCAAGTGAATGGTTCCTCGTGAAGCCTGTTGTAGCACCATTTGCCGGCATCTGCCAGTGCTTTTCGCTCGTTGTAATAGTAGTCGAGGATGCCCGCCGCCGAATATGGACAAGGCAGCGGACGTTCTAGTCCATAATTCCGATCGGTTTCACTGCCAATGCAGTCAATGCGTGGCAATTCATCAAAGATTTCCGCAAGGCTTGTATGATACTGGCACCAACTGTGCCACGCCTGCGGCCCCATGTTCAGTGTTGACCAGCCCCCAACCCTCGCCAATGCAAGTGTTAATGCCAATGTCCGCCGCATTGTACACCTTGTTCAGTTGTTCAATGGGAAGACAGTTGTGAGTGGAGAAGTGTGGACTCGTGAGGATAAAGCTTGCCTGTGGGGTCATAGCCACAATCGCGAGCCACCCGCTTGAAGAGTGGAATAACCTCCCACCCCATATCCTTACTTCCCATGTTTAGCCATAGTCGCGCGTCGTCTTTGTCTTGCGCAAAGTCAATAAAAGCTTTGATGGTCAGGTCAATACGCTTACGAGGCTGATTCCTGTTGCCATTGAAGACGATAAACACGTCATCCGGCACGCCAAGTTCCTTTCGACATGCGGCTTTGTCCATAGGAAAGAAGTGGTTGAAGTTAGTGCCATGACCAACCACGTCAATGGGCTTTTCGTAGCCCATTTTCTCAATCTCCTTTTTGCCGAATTCAGTGTATGTAATCAAACGGTCCCACTTGTTGATGGCAGGAAGAAGCTCTGGAATAGACCGTAGGAGTCAATAGGAGTGTAAACGCAAGTCTTGAAGCCAATGCTTTCCTTGAATGGCTCGATCCGTCTACCAGCGAAATTGCCACCCAGATGTCGTTGACAATGAACACTACGTCCGGTTTGACAATCTGCACAAGTTCGCCAATGCGATGGGACCCGAACGGATCGGAGCCATGCGCCATGGCCGGATACATGCGACAATGCTCCTGCATGGGCGATGGGTCACCATGCCAGTTGACACAAAGTGCATGCACTTCGTGGTGTTCGGCTAGTGCGGGGATGAGTTGCTGGGCTACGCGCCCAAACCCAGTTTCCACACCCACATCACCGCGATAAAGAATGGTTGCCGCAGCAGAAAACAAGCTGCAACAATCTTAATGGCCAGGATCACACTGGCACTGTCGCTGGTTGCTGCCTGTAGTACGCAACAGAACAGCGGCATCTTGCTCCGCATTCACAGCGGCTTCCGGGAAGCGGCAGTGTGCCAATCGAGACAATACCTTGAGCCGCATACCGCAAGCAGTCGGCACAGTGCTGCGCTTGATTGTCCAAAATGCGTCTCATGAGACTGTACCCCTGCTGCTGCTGGCGGAGTTCTGCACCCTGCCAATAGGACCCGCGAACACTTTGAGCATAAAGACCAATGCGAGCAAGGGCCATGGGAGCGGAAATGGATCGCAGAAAGCAACTGCCCAGCGAAGTTTTGTAGATAGGTGTATTCTTCGCGAAGACGCTGGCCAATACGCCCATATTCAGCACTGCCCATGTTTGCTTTGCCCCCATAGCCAATGATTGCGGCTTGAATGTGAGCAGCCTTTAGAGATTCGCGGACGCTGGACTGCCATTGATCGAGCGTGATTTGCTCGTTGATCAACATGCGCGTGAAGCGCCGAAGCAATCCATCCAGCTTGTCAATGCGGGCATCCACTAGCTTTTCGATGGACGCCTTGCTCAAAAAGCGCCCACGTTCGTCGCGATAACGTCCGCTTTTCTGGTCGTACGACCACGTTGCGTCCATCCTGGTGGACATTACAGCGTCAGTGAAGCCTGCTAGATCATTCAGCATTGTCGGCTTCCAGCAGGTCCTTGAAACGCGACGGAGCCTCCTCCTTCCATTGCTGAAGAGCCGCATCAACGTCGGCTTCGGAAACGAAAGCAGCTTCGTCAATGCCGCCAAGCACAATCCCGTTGATTTCCACGGGATTGATGGCGTCCACCTTGCTGCTAACCATTTTGGCTGCCCCCTTGCGCTCTGGATCGGGGTCGGCCTTACGCTTGCGAGCGACAATGGTCTGACGCTCTTCCTTGCTCATTGCCTCGGCCTTTGCCTTTGGCAGGCACTTTGGTTTGCCTTCTTTTTCGCTGCGCCCACCACATGCCCCGAATGATCTCCCCATTGGCGCCAATTCTCACCCATTCCTCCTTGAACCATTGATCAAGGTCGTCCATGGCAACATCGCCATCATCTCCCTTGAAGCCGCTGCCAGAACCATGCTTCTGCTTGTATAGCTCTTTGTACTTTTGAACCATGTAGCCACTTGCGTAAGCGCTTGGCCACACCTTGAACTTGGCCTTGGCTGCTGCGATGGCTTGTTGGTGAAGGTCTTTGTCCTTGAATTGGATGTCGCCGCGTTGATGCTCTAGATCCTTTTCGAGGAAAAGGCCAGCCGCGTCTAGCCACTTCTCTAGTGCCGTCCATGGGAAGAGTGCCATTCTTCTCATCGAGCGGATCGCGGCCGCCAGGAGGCACCTTCAACTCACCCCTTTCTGAGTGGAGCCACCCCTTGTGGAGCAGGAAGCTCGCGTACTACGGATGGGTCGAGGGTGAGTTCCATTGACCATTCAGAGCCTCCGTAACGGGCGTCTGCCACCTCCTTAGGACTCAGCACTCCAAGTTGGATGTAACGTCCATCCACGGCGGCCACGCGGGCTCGTACATCCGCTTTCTCCCTTTCGTTCAGCTCAAACAAGTCATTGAACTTGATGCGCCATGACTCAGGCACGCGTCCATTGGTCGGTCCCATCTTGCCGAGCATGATGTAGGTCATCAGCTTCTTGAGAAGGCGATGGAAAGTGGACTGTTGGTAGTCCGCGAGCATCTTGGCGAAGTCTCGCTCCTCGCTCCTACCAGTGGAACCAAGGCCGCTCGGGCTCTCGCCAAACAATACAGTATGAGGAATCTTTGACGCCCCGATGATGTCCACGCGCATCTTTTCAAGGATTTCACCTACGCCTCCAAAGTTCCTGCTAATGAAAGCAAGCTCTTCTTTCTCCGCGTCAATGGCATAGCCGCGATAGCACGCTCTTACTCATATCGTTCAGCACCAAACGATCACGCACATCTTTCTCTTTGCCGGCGGCCAGCATTTGCGACAGGCCGCGAATCTTGTGGACAAAAATGTCAAACTCGCTCAGTAGCGTAGCAGCGCTGTTTAACCCTGTCCAATAATGCCTAAAGCTTTCGTAAACAGTTTGCAAACTACTCATTCCCCATCCATAGTTCCTTTGTCGAATGCGATAGGGGAGCCAGTCGCCATCAAACCTCAGAATCCTATCCTTGTGGATTTTTGTTAACTGTGGCTGGTTAATGAGATCGCCAGAGATGATTTGATAGTAAGTTGCCTTGGCATAGTCGTAAGATTGTCTTCGTTAATAACCGGTGCAATCTGCCACCGATCCAATACTTCCATGCCCTCCACTTGATAGATCTTGCTTTTATCTACTGGTTGATCCGCACTGCGCCCATCGTCGATATAGAGCAACAAAACTGCACCTCCATAAAGGCGGGAGTTCTTAGAGGCAAGCATGAAGTTTTCAAGGATGTGCATATCCTCGATAACTTGCTCAATACCAACCACTTCTTCCGCCGCTGCGCCTTCGCCACCAAACAATACTTTGAAGCCCTTACGAGTGGCCTGCTCTGCATAGATGTCCACGATGCGCCTGTGGCAGCCATTCGCCATATAGTCCCTCTAGCTCTTCCTGGCCCAAGAAGATGATGGGCTGGGTTTGAGTGGACATGCTTTTATCTCTGCCCGCGATTCCCATGCCCGTGAGAGCGTTGGCTAAACCATCGCTGCGCAAGCCATCCGCCGTAGCGTGGCCCAAATCTACGGTTTCTTCAGACATCATCCACACAAAAGGCTTGTCCTCATTCTAAATGTGGCTACCATTGGTGCGGTGTTTCATTTTCCTACGCCCACGCCCATTGAGTTTGTCTTCTCCGAAGAAGAAAGAACGCAGGCAATGGAGGAGGGAATGAGGAGGCAGGCCGTTAACGAGGCCAAGGGGCTGCGTGGCCGGAATAAGGGGCCACGCTTTGGCGACAAGGCTTTGGAAGTGCATTTACTTGGCGCGGCAGGGAAGTTGCCGTGGCTAGTTACCTTGGTCTAAAGCATGAGCTGTTCAAAGAGACCGAGGCAAGGCAAGGCAGTGATGATCTTCCCGGTGGCATTGATGTAAAAACTCGTTCAAAACACTCGTACGATTTAATAGTCCAAAAACGAGAAAATCCAGAAAAGCGTTTTGTACTTGTGACGATCGAAAGTCAAAAGACTCTCATCCATGGTTGGTGCTACGGAAGAGAGGCGATGGATGGAAGGTATTGGGCTGATCCCGCGCGAGGCAGGCCGGCCTATTTTGTTCCTAAAGAGTATCTTCACCCTATGGAGACGTTGAAGTGACCGAGAAGCAAGAAAAAACTTTTTATACCTACGCCTATCTCAGGAGTAAAGACTCGCCCAGGGAAAGAAAGGAAGTCCCTATTATGTAGGTAAAGGTAGCGGTCGCAGGGCTTGGTCCAATACTGGCCGTCAGATAAGAAAACCGGTAGATGCAAGTCTTATCGTATTATTAAGACAGGACTTGACCAGAGGCAGAGGCATTCCAGTGGGAAATTTTTTACATTAAGCATTATGGTCGCGTTGACAAGGGCACGGGAATATTGCACAACAAAACAGATGGAGGCGAAGGTGTTGCGGGGTTTGATTTTTCCAATGAGCGCAATAACTTTTATGGTAAAAAGCATTCCGAGGCTACCAAGCGTAAATATTTCGCGGCAAGAGCGGGAGCTGGCAATGCGCACTATGGCAAAAAGCATTCTGTGCGAGCTAGGGGGATGATAGCCGCTCGTCACGCAAAGTATTTGTATCAATTAATTGATCCAGCAGGAGAGGTGCATATGACCGAAAGCCTTCGCGACTTTTGTGGCCAGTACGGTCTTGATCGTCGGTCGCTAACCAAGCTTCTTGCTGGCGAAAAAAATTTCTACAGGGGCTGGAAGAATTTGCGTGGCGGAAACCCTCCGATGACCGAACTTTCTTGCTCGCAATTTGCAAAGCATGCACTTGGCGTGGAACTGTGGCCTAAGCAACGGGAAATTCTTGATAAATTTGTTCGAGAAAAATATCAATCATGCCATTTGGGCGCTAGGTAGACGTAGCGGCAAAACATTTATGGCTGCAGTTGCTGCTGTCTACATGTGTTTTGTCCAAGATGAATTTTTCACGAGAAAAGTCCGAAAAAGGAGAAAAGTGGTACATCATTGCCGTAGCCAACGATTTGGGTCAGTCAAAAATTGCCCTCGATAATATCAGGCAGCTCATTCTAAATAGCCCTTTCCGCGAAGAAATTACCAGGGAGACATCGCTTGATATTGAAATAAGCAACGGATGCGTCTTCCAAGCAATTCCCGCTAGCGCACGTGCGTCTCGCGGTAAAGCAGTCGTAGCAATTTTGCAGGACGAGCTTGCCTTCAGCATCGAAGGTGACATGAACAGGGGGGCGGAAGCCATGTACAACGCACTATCTCCTTCCATCGCTCAGTTTGGGAAGCACGGCAAAATCATTGAACTATCTTCTCCGTGGCTCACGTCTGGGCTGTTTTTTGATCATTTCAAACAGGCGGAAAGCGGTGAATTTCCTGGGATGGAGGCCCGGCAAATTCCAACGTGGGAAATCAATCCATCGCTGCCCTTTGGTTGTGATTTTTTAGAAAGAGCAAGAAAGAAAGACGAAGAAAGTTTCATGGTCGAGTTTGGCGCTCAATTTCGCCGCGACAATTCAGTGCTTATTGCTCCGGAGATTGTCGATACAGCAGTGAACAAAGAGCGCAATATTCTACTGCCAAGCAAAGAATTTATGGGCACCTATGTATTGGCACTAGACCCCGCACGTGGCGGCGTGGGGAGGGATTCCTATGTGGCGTGCATTGTTCATTATGAAGGCGAGCGTTTAATAGTAGACAAGTTCCATACATTTGATGCTGATTTTGAAATTGCCGGAAAGAAGGAGGTGAATATCGCCCAAGTGGAGGCGTGGATTGAGGAGCACCATCGTATTTACGGCTTTGAGAAGTATCATCTTCGGATCAGTATAGATCTGCGGGCACCATCCAAAATATGGCGAAAAATTTTCCCGTAGCAGAGCTTACTTGGTCCGTCAGCACAAAAATGAAGGCATTTGGAAAGATGAAAGAACTCTTCAATGCCGGACTTGTCGAGCTTCCAAATCACAAAGAAGCCATTAAACAGTTGAAGAATCTAGGCGTTATCTACAGATCCAGTGGTCAATGGTCTGTCACAGGCGGAAAGGAAAGCTCTGTGGATGACCTAGCCTTTGCGCTTGCGGCTGCCATTCTTGAAGCATCAAAAGACAATGACATTGACTGGTTGAATAGCCTGGTTCGTTAATCGTCCTTAGAATTTTCAGCATTAACGCATTTTCACTTTTTGCTGAAAACGATGATTGTTGAATTTTCAAGGCAGGAACTGACTTTTCTCCTTACTCTTCTGCAGAGTGACAGGCAGACTGCCCTTCAACTCTTAGCGGCTGAACATGCCTACAAGCCTTCTCTTCTGCCTAAGTTAGAAAATGCTTACAAAGCATTGAAGCGCAATGAAGCGGAATCGGACTAAACTGTAGGGGACTTCTTTCTTGCCATGGCCATTTCTCCTGCCGCCGAAGACGCTTTGGCATGGGCCATGCGGGCCGCTGATGCCATGGAAGAAGCTGCCAGGCTCTTTGGTCCATCAAGTGAAGATTCGCGCCTTGCGTAGAAGGCTCATGAGCACTTCATGGAAGACTACCATTCGCTGCTAAATGAAGAGCCGCAGGGTACGTTCTGGGAAAGGCGCTGTGCAGAGTGTCCCTGCTGCCTGGCTGCAAAGATTACGACGTTTGATCGTGGTGCGTTTGTTTTACAGCCTCCATGGAAAGAGGCGTGAGCTTTTGGTGCCGTTTCATGAAGCTCGCAAGCATGCTCGTCGCCTGTTGGCAGAAGGAGCCGCCATCTATTGGAGCGAAGTGGTTTGAACTGGTGTCAGCAAACGCTGAAGAGATGCTATGCTGATGTCGCTTCCGGCTGGAGCCCATTGGCCAATGGTTGATCAGCATCCTCATCAATGCTGGTCCTTTCGTGGATTCCGTTATCAGGCGAGTTGAAGCGTCTGATTGCTTGACAGGGTGTTGGGGCCGCACTCCATTGATTCTGAATGCGGGAACACCCTGTCTCCACTGTTTTCAAGAATTTTGCTGGGCTTTGTCTTCTTGAGAGTGAATGTAAGTCTTTAGCTCATGCACATAGCTTCTGAGCATTGCGGCTTTTTCCAGGTGCCAGGGGTCACGATGGAGGAAGTAAAGCTCCATGTGAGAATCAATGGCCTTTAGGCAATTATGAATGGGCGCGTTCCATCGTGAGCGGATGGGAGTGTCAAACGTCCGACGCTCTTCCATTGGCTTTGAAATAAGCCTTTATGCTCTCCAATGCTACCGGCTCAAAGTCGTTTCTTTCTAGACAGGCGTTGAAATAACGACGATCCGCTTGTTCGCCTTTCATCACTTGATGGCAGTGCAAGTGGCCATGCACGTTGCCTAGGTAGTGACCCTGCAGATTGTCGGGATGCACGGGAATGTGAGTGAAGATGAGCCCTCCTGGCATGGTGCTATCACCACTCCGAAAGAAAGCCCCTCGAATGTCCTCAAAGTAAGGAAGGTAGTCTTTCAGCTTGTAAATGTCATGATTACCCCGTACCAAGATCTTCGTGCCATTTAGTTCATTGAGCAATGGCAGAGCATTGCGAGAAATGGCCACGTCACCAAGAATGTACACTCTGTCCTTCTGGTGGATCTTCTTGTTCCATTTTGCAATGAGTGTCTCGTGCATCTCATCTAGAGACGAGAATGGTCTCAATGGCTCGCCGTCGGGACGCACAAAGTCGAGCATCTTCGCGTGGCCGAGATGCAAGTCTGAAGTGACAAAGGCGCTCATGAGAGGGCTATGGAAAGGACTCTTCCAGGAATCGAACCTGGCATTCTGGGCTATCTGCCCAACGTGTATCCAACACTAAAGAGCCAGTGACCCCCAGGTTTGAGCATCGTTGAGAGGCTTAGGGGGTGTTGCTTCGTTCTCCCTCGGCGATCCGAAGAACGCGGGACGGTGATTGCAGACCGCATAATGGTAGGAGGGACCCGGATCAAGTGCACCAGGAATCCTCTTTTGCGTCACCCAGCAGCGCTGGGGAGAGGCATTGCACTTCCTACAAATTGGAACGATGGCAACTGCCCGCCATCGCGACCCGGCAGTGGGTCAGCCCGATGCCGAAGCAGAGCGGGAACGCGAACCAGCAAGCTGGTCGCTCCCTGCCGACAGAGCAGCAGGGGGAGGAACGATGGAGCAAGCGTGAAGGTCATCCAACAATGGGGATGCCAGTGACGAACAGAGGCTTGCCCTCCGTCGCTTGAAACTATAGCACAAAGCCCCCTGTGCGAACAGAGGGCCTTGGCGGGAGAAATGCTGCTATTTCGACGGTAAGTGTCCTTTTATCTGAACCTTGATCGCCACTGGCCGGTGGCATAGTGACCAAGGGAAGGTCTTTTCCGCTGGCGCCGCTGCATTTCCCAGTAAAGCGTAGCCCAAGCCAAGTCCGAAGTCAAGGCTGGTACTAGGCACTATTGCCTAGAGTAGTTAGGGAGTGAAGTGTTGGGGCTTTCAAAGAAGGCAATCGCCCTGCTGCTGCGCGTGGCAGCCATCTCAGGAGCCTTACCAGTCCCAGAACAGGCTTTGCGACTGACGCAGCCAGAAGTCCTTCTCTAGCCATTGATTGGAAGAAGTGCTGAGATCGTCAAAGAGCCATGCCACAGTGGCGGCACGAAGCCTGTCAAGACTCTGGCTTTCCTTCTCGCCCAGTTCCTTGCTGACCATGGCATTGATCACCGGTGTGAACCCTCTCATCTCTGACTTATGTCTTGCGAGACAGTGCGCATACCCACATCGCCCGTTTGCCGGAAGAAAGGAAGCGCCACAAAAAAGACAGAACGCTCAAGGATGCCTGCCTTAAGGATGGGGTGGGCAGGATGCTGATTCCATGCGCTCAAGATGCTCAGCACTTCCCGCTCGGCCTTGGCATTGGTGCCATGAGCTGCAGCAACGTAATCAAGAGCTTCAAGGTGGCGGTCTTCGTCCTCTTGGTTGGAGCGCAGTGCTTCGATGATGCCAGGAGTGGAAGGCAGTTCCTTTTGCATGCCTTCCTCAAGAAGCTCTTTCACGGGAATCTCTAGATGGCGCAAAGCAAGAGCCTTGAACAGCGTGTCTTCGGCTCCTTCCGTCACAGTGCCCTTCGCCACTGGCACGGCCTGCCATGCACGCTTTTTCTCAAGAACATTGGCATAAGGAGATTTTTGAGCAGCAGCCATTTTTGAGCAAGCAATGGGAAAAGAATGAAAAAGGGGAGACAACTCCCCTCATGACTGAACTATGGAGAGAAAATCATTCAGCGCATGCACTGCAGAAGCCAGCTTCCACATTGCAAACGACAGGCTCTCCCTCGGCTTCGTCATCGAAGCCAAACATGCTCTTAAAGGAATCGTCTAGGGCAGCGTAAGCATCGTCTTTCCTTTGCATGTCTGGGAGGACTTGCAAGGAATAGTACATGCTTGTCTGAGGAGATTCTAGCCAATCACGAAGAAACTCTTCGTCGTAAGTGACCATATCGCCCCAAGTGTTAAACGAATAGCCGTGGAAAAGGCCAGTGCGTTGATACAGCTCAACAATGCCATTCGCTACTTTCTTATATGCTTCCCAGCCCACTTCAGCGGCAATTTCTACTTCCCCATAGTCAAAACTCTCTACGCCGAAGGTGCCGGAATCTTGATGCAACAATTCGCCCAATGGGAGGGGCAATTTCAGGAGCAGTTGTAAAGCCTTTGGAATCGACATAGCGGTAGGAGCAAGACGCCGTAGGAGCAATGCAGAAGGCGCGTTCCATGCCGTGCTCGCGAGCCACTTCAGCAGCAGCCCAAATGCCATTGCGCAGGGCCTTCACGGCTTCACCAGCAGGCTTCTCGCCCCAGTGGTGACACCAAGGGTGAGGGTCGTCATCCAAGAATGCTTCAAGGGCATCGCCAAAGTCTTTATAGGAGATGCCATGGAGGGCAAGAAAATTGGCAAGGCCAAGCATGCCAAGGCCCACCTGCTTGTCAATGCAAGGGGGAGATATTCGCCAGTATCCCCAACGCCAGTGCGAGGATGAAGGGCGCATAGCTGCTTCATCGCATCAACAAACACTTCTCCTGAGATCTCCAACAGAACAAGCGCCCATATTGACATGCTGAAGGAGACAAGTGCCGCGATGAAGATAGTACTTCCAGGCAAACGTTTGGACGAATGCGCTTTCCATTGTGGTCGTGGCGAATCTTGTTGAGCCAAATACTGCCAGAGGCAATGCCCTTTAACAGCTCTTCAATCAATTGTCCAGAAGCCCGTTCAAGAAACTGTTTATCAACATTCACACACCTTTTCACCCATGGAAGCTCTTGGTTGGAAGCCTTAATGAAATCAATGATATCAGGATGATTGTAGTCAAGATGAAGAACTACGGCGCCGTTTTTATAGCGACCACCACGACGAAGGATTTCATTGAGCGTGGAATAAATCTTGCCGAAGCTAACGGGACCACTCGCGACTAGGCCTTTGCCATTTTCTTCGCCTTTCCCTCGCAGCTCAGACAAATGCACTGCCACGCCAGCGCCATTGCGAAGACCATGGGAAACAAAACGCCACGACGCTTCAATGCCATCTTCCCCTTCCATTGAATCTTCTACCACAAAGACAGTGCAACTCACCGGGAGCCTGCCCTCCAAATCATCCATCCAACTTTGCACTCGTCCTGTGCGAGCAATCTTTTCGCACTTTGCTTGTTCCTTGAGCTTCATGAGACAACAAAAGCCCGCTTAGCGGGCCGTGATCAGCAAAAGGAAGGCTAGCGCAGATCCCCTCCTCTCAACTGGCTAGTCGCAAAGAAATTCTGCATCATCAATGGACTGGCGATCACGAGCAAAAAGCAAAGCTTCATTCTTGCTGCGAAAGTAATAGGGATTGCCTTCATGAGCAATGAACCATTGATAGTCGGGCCGAGAATGAACTGGCCAAATCTTGATGGCTCCCGCCATAAAAGGCGCTGGTAGATCGTCAAACACAATAAAGCCCCAGTCTTTTGATAAGACTCAGGGCAAAACAATGGGGAAGAATGGAAGCAATTGTCTTACGAAACCACGCCAGGCTTTACGAGAGAACTAAAGAGATCATCAATGGAACAGAGGATGCTTCCTTCGTAGCCTTTTGCCACAAGGCCTTCATTTAGCCAGTGGTAGATTTTCTCAAAGAGCAAGCTCAGTGGCGTTCTCATGAGACAGGAAGCCTTCATGGACGTCAGCAAGCATGTCGGCAATGCAGTCGTAAATGCCGTCTTGCTTTTCCTTTCTACTTCCCGCATGGCAGCTAGGTAGCCGAATGCAGCAGCAGTGGCATGGTCCTTGCAAGTTGACCATTCCTTGAAGCGTTCCTTTAGGGCTGGTAGTTCCGTGCCATTGGAGAAGTCCATGGCAAGGGCAAATAACTCTTCGCTGAAAGGCATGGTAAGAGTGCGGAAGGCGTCCTGATGGTTCTACCAGTCAGGGTACGAACAGGGTAGCTGGTCTTCGCCTTTTGTCAATTCCCAGCTCATGAGGGTCATTTGATGGCCTTGCTTGCCCGTGTAGGCGCCTGGCTGGTAGCAGCTTGTCTTCCCTGGCCTAATGGCCTTCTCAAGCTCCCTTACAGCCTTGTCCCAGGAGCGCTCAGAAGTGCACATACACCCTCCATTGCTCTCTCACTTCTACTAGGTCGCAGCGACTGTCTGTGTAGGCCATGGGAAATGATCAAGATAAAGTAACAGTCTCGTTTGAGACTCGCTTGATCAGAGATAAGACAATCCTGATGCTTGGACTCTGCAAAGTATGGTTGCGTGCCATTGTCCCTGTAGTACCACCCAAGTCCTTTCATAAACGCTTTTACGACCACGGTGGCCATTCGACACCTGTGCTTTTTAAGACGCGGAAGACCAGCCGCTTCATAAATGTCTCCCGCTGGAATCCTCGTACGTTTATCAAGCGCCACAAAAGACCAACTCTTGATTCCCATCCTGAGACTAATGAGACCATGAATGAGAGCAACTCCGCCTTCCAGAACGCAGTCTACGCCCTTTCGTCCCCTTCGTCTGTCTCACCATGAGACTCGCGCGCTTTGATGAGACTGGACGTTATAATAGCAATAGGCGCAGCGTGCATGCGTTGTTACGAGAGGCTGGTAGCGAGCAGTTCAGCAACCTTCGCCTGAGCCGCTTCGAGAGGGAGCCCCCAAGGCGTCATTTCATAGCGGCTCTTCATCACAACCCTCCTCTCGACTTACTTCTTTAAGCAACCTTCGCCAGGAGCCCGTACGAGCTGAGCCCCAAGCGACCACCGTCATAGGGCTCCCTCTTCACAACCCTCCTTTCAATCCTTCTTCTTTAACAGTAGTTTGATCGCCCATGGTGTGCGCAGCTACGACCAGTCTCACTTGAGACTAGCTTGAGACGATAATGAGACAAAGAAGGGGCGACGAACAACGCCGCTTGAGGCGGCTCCTGAACTAAGCCCCTTCTTTTCGAGCACTTACTAACCACTTACGAACGTGCTCGTAACAGTTACGAACGTGCTCGTAAATCTTTTCCTTGCGTCCATCTCAGTGCGCTCACTCCTGATCGTTCAGCTTTAGATCGTTCGCGCAGTGCGCACTAGCTTCGCCCTCCCATTGTGAAATGTGTCGTAGCGAACAGGGCAAAAAAGTCGTTCAAAAATTACGTCGCTCCTAAAAGGGGATGCCCGCCCCCACCCTGCCTAGTACGTCCGTACTACTGCTCTGTAACGATTTGTAACTGATCAGCATTCCTGATCGATTAGCATTGTTAATTGATACGAATTCGTATCGTTAGCGTTTGCTGAGAATAGCAATAC